GTCGTATCGCCGGCCTGATAGGCAGCGTCGGCAGCGTCTATCTGCTGCAACGCGAAAGCTGCATACTGTTTTTTCTCTGGCGTTTCTGCAGGGTCAGCAATACGATCCTGCATGTATTGGCGGGCGAAGTCCATAGACCGCTGATTACCGCCAAACGTGTTACCGGAGTCGTCGCCAACCCAATCAGTGCCATTCCATGTTAGCTGAACGCCCTGAGGAGTGGTGATTGATCCACCGCCAGAATACTGAGTCGCAAGGTTGGGGTTGTTATCATCAACCCAGATGCTCTGGTACGTGTTCGGGTCAGTTGTCCATGCCATTTTCTCTACTCCTTAAACCACTTGTTCGTGCCAGTGCATATTGGCGACGATGTTTGATGTTCCGGTGAAGCTCGTGCAAACGATGCTTATCGCAGGCTGAGTGGTTGCCAGCGCGTCGATCTTCGAGATCGTAAGCGGGTTTCTGAAATCCAACCCACTGGAAGAAAGCCCTCGTGTAACGCCTGTTCCGGCCAGCACAAACCCGCTAGCGACAGTTAGACCGCCGCTGATGGCCGTTGCTGCGATATCAAACTCTGCGGCAGAGTCTGTGCCGACAGTTGCAAAAGACGCCCCCGTCAGGGTGCCGCCGATGACTATCTCGTAAAAGGCATTGTTGGTTGCCGCCGATATTTCAGCTTCAGCCATTTCGATGTGCGTGCGATTCACCAAGCTGTTGTAAGTTGCGGCGTTTCTGATCGACAACACCGGGCGCCGAGCCGTGACCCCGATTGCCGTTATCCCGTTCGATGCAATTCGCGGAAACCCCCGCGACTCTTCGCCGCCCTCAGACTGCACAGAAGCGCAGATGAACTGGATTGTCCCGCCTGCGGTCGCCCGTGTGGTCTTTAGAAAGATTCCGTTAGCGTGGTCGAAATAACCAACCCGCGCAACGGCGGTCGTCGTAACGGTGCGAACATCAAGACGAAGCGGGAGGTTGAAGTGTTGCGTATAAGGCACAGTCAAAACGTTGGCGTTCAAAAACTCATGCGCCACAACGATGACTCCATCAACGTCGAAACCTACGCGAACCCGGCCTACTCCTAGCCATTGCGCATCGATCACAAGGATCTGGGTTTTCGTGAAGTCAATCGTTACCCGCGATGGACCAGTGCCGTCGAGTTTGTCAATATTCCACGCTGATTGCAAAACCTCGTTATCGACCACCGATCCGCTGGTCGATGTACGGCGAACAATTGCAGCCGTTGCACCTGACCCGGTAGCAAATATCCCTGTCATCAGCACCAGGTGCGATTTTCCGGGAATGTACCTCACATATTGGCGAGACTGAAGAATCGCGTAGTCGCCGTCATCGGCGGCCACCGTGATAGGCGTCATTCTGGTGTTGGTGTTTGTCGGCCCTACCGCGCTTCCGGCTGCGTTGGTGATGCTGCCGTTGGCCGATGGCGATGTGATGGTGTAACTTGCGGTAGCCACTGAGGCATCATAGACAACACCATCCCAGCATCTACGCGTGCAAAGACCGTATTCTTGCTGGCTGTCGAACAGCGTTGTCGGGATAGACGTGCGAAGCCTCCCGAACGAATCAAGCTGTGACGAGTCAGCCAGCGTTATCTCTGATGAAAATCGGCCCATAGTGTCGTAAATGTCCTTAAAAAGCTCATTCAACCTGATATTCAGCAGACGCAAGTATTCATCGCGGGCGCCGGGATTTGCAGGTAGCCGAGGGTCTTTTATCATCGCTCTCCCGCCGATCCAGCCTTAACCGATAGCCCGATTATTTCAGCATCGCCGTTTGTCGTGATAGCGAACCGATGCCAGTGCGACGTGACGCGAAGGTCGAACTTGTTATCGATCAGGTCGCTTTGATCTGCAACTTGGAAGGCGTCCCCGTTGTCATCGTCTGAGTATGCAACGCAACTTGCCGATGCTGGCGCAATGGTGAATCGTGGCCTGACGTAATCGATCATGGAATACTGATCGTCATCGCCATAGTTGCCCGTGGTCAGCGTCGAGGTTCCGGGAGTCCCGGTTAGCGACTGCAAGACATGCGACGTGTTGGCAACGAGAATCTGCGGGAAGCGGCTTGTAAAAAACTCCGAATCGTAAAGGATGGTCGTCGGCAGGTCGTTGTATGTCGAATAAAGCGATCCAATGCCCTCGTAAGTCGTTCCGCCTGCAAGGTATTCGCTGGCATATTCGACCGATATCGACGCGGCGCCCCATCTTCCCGTTTTGATATGGTAAATGACTGCTTTATCCAAGACGGTCGAAGATTTCGACGGGTAGAACCACCATACCGTGCCATTTACCCGGTCATATGAACCGATAATCTTGTAGGCAAATTCCGACGAAACAAGATCGCGGAAAAACGTCTTGCGGATCGGCGTCCCAATGCTGACGGCTCGCGTACCGTCGAACATGTAAAAGTCGTCTGTGCCGACGAAGAAATGCGAGTATTCGACGCTAACCACGCTCTCATTAGACCGTGCGCCAACGTCGCCGGGCAGTCTCTGGAACTCCCACGTTGCATCGCCGCCTGTGTAAGCGCCTACCCACATGGCACGCTCTTTATAGACGACAACGTTATCGCCTAACGCCTTGAGTGCGGTTATCGGACCAGGAGAATCAATTAGCCGTCCAGTCGTTGCCTGGGTAGCAGTGGAAGGCGTCCAAGAGGTTGAATCGAGATAAGCAGAACACCACCAGCGGTCTGACTGATCGCCGAGCGTCGTATCATTGACATCGGCAATCATCACGAAACCGCTGGCCGAGGTAACTAATTTGCCCTTCGGCGCCCCGGATATGTCCGCGAAGTTGCCGCCCTTTGCTGCCGATTGCAGCGTTTCGGTCTTGGCTGCAGCAATGGTCGTGTCGCCAAACTGAGCAAATGACCACCGATCAGACGCGCCAAGCGCATAACCGCCGCCCTTTGACACGTCAGAAGCCGACGATGTGCCGAGTTGGTACAGCTTGGCCGAAGTTCCTACGAAGGTGGTCCCGGTCCCGTCGAGGTATCGGATTGCAGACATGCCGACAATGGCAAGCGGGAATGCGGAATAGACAGCGTTGGCCCCTGTAGGCGTAGAACGCATTCCGCGCTCGGTCGGGTAGAACCCATCACAAGCCGTGATTACGCCATTCGTCTGTGTTTCAACGTCAGGAGCGTATCCGATGAAAGGGATCATTAATCCCCCCGGTTTATGTTGAACGCCCTTGTGGAAGTTAAACCGGAGTCGACCATCAGCGTCGAGTTGCCCGTGCGTGTCCTTGCTGCAAGTTCGTTAATCTGTGCAACTGCCTGTTCATACAGTTGCTTCCAGGTGCCGACTCTTGCGTCGTTTTTCAGGTATGGCTCGGCCTCGCATAATGCCCCATACAGATACACATCAGGCGCATTAGTCAAAAGCCAGTTGGTTGATGTTGTTGCAATGTCCCACTTGGTGCGAACGTGCGCTTTCAGCGTGTAGACCTGATCGCTGATAACGTCAAGCTCGATCTGGTCGCGGATCGTGTATTTTTCCGGCTCGTTCGGCGTTATTGACGACACCCATGAGAAATCGACAGGAGAAACGAATTGGAGCTCTACCGTTTCCCCTGCTGTATCGATGATTGCCAGCGAAAAGATTTCAGCAACGTCTAACGGGATCGTCACAAACTGCGAAGCCGTGCTGGTCGATAGACTGCGGATTGTTTCGTTAGAAAGCGTGCGAATCTGCCGATTCAGCTTGGCTTCGGCAAGAGAGATAAAGTCAGGGATAACAGCGGCAAGGTTTGACTTATTCAGCCAGTTACCGACCGCTGTTTGCAACTGTGCGTAGGTGCTAATTGCCATAACTGTCCCTGAGTTCGGCGATATTATGCCACACAACGAGAGCATAGAAGAATGCCAAGGCGGCCAGCGTCCAAGTCTCCGACCATCGCCATAAGCCATAGCAGAAAGCGCCTTTAGCAAGCATCAAAGCGGACTCGTTGCCGATCTTTTGCATAGCCCATGCCATCAGCGGGTTTAACTCCCTCCCGCCGCGCCGGATGATTTCGAGCGTCGTTGCCGTGTCTGCAATGTGCAGCAGGACGTTGAGGAGATAGAGCGACAGCCAAATCACGCGAAGTCACCCTGCATTGGATCAGTCGGGAACCACTCGTATGGGAGAAGCGATGCCGGAATCACGGCTTCGGTCCTGACATAGACATGCCATCCGGGCAGGCCGTCGATCTCGCCTTGCACATGTGCTGCCCATTCGTGCGAGTAGGCAATGAATCGCGGCTCGCCATTTTCGTCTGCGGCTGTCATGCCGGCAGCGGCTGCCATCTGGAAAGCCGTCTGCATATCCGGGAAACAGAAGAAGCGCGTAATCATGACGACAGCCCTCGGAGAATGGAGTCAGAAAGACGCGTTGGGTAGTAGGTCAGTCGGGAGATATGACCATTTAGCCAGCTAGACGACTCAAAAGACCCAATAAACAAACGGGTTAATGTTGGCAAGGCCCCTGTCGCAGTATCCAGTACCACGTTTCCACCCGACCGCGATGCTGCTGCATCATTTAGCTTGTATGCACACGCATATGTCCTGTCTTGCGTGTCGAAAACGCCGATGTTGGCAAATACCGAATCCGCCTCTCCTAACTTGGTTACGGTAAATCTGGTACTGACATCTGCGTTTGCCCGCTTGTTTAACTGTATTGCTGATGTTGATACGCCGCCGTCAGCATAAAACAGAGACTGCGCCGCTGATGATGGAGCAACCGCGACCGCTTTTGCTTTGACAACAAAACACCCCTCCGTCTGGTTGTACCAGCTCGAAAAGTTGGTTCCGGTCATGCTGGCTACATCAGCGGCACGAGTGGCAGATGCTGCCACGGTTGGTATGTAGCTTGTCGGGAAGGAGCCGGCCTCTAGTTGAGCGCCCCAGATGTATAGGCCGGAAGTGCCGTCGCCGGCGTAAGTGACCGTCTGATATGGAGATTCCAGCGAAAATTGCGAGCTAATGCGAGTTTCTGCCCCCCCGAGTGTGGTAGTAAGGCTGCATCTATACCAACCTCCACCAACGGCCTGTATTGCCGCAGAACTTGTGCCGGCGCCAGCTGAATTTGTCGTTGCCGATGCCGTGCCGTTAGATAAGTTAAACGAAGCGTACGTACTACGAACAAATGACGTACCCTCATAAACCTGCAAGCGCAAACTTGACCTTTCGCTTGCTTTTGCAAAAATCGATAAAGTGTATGGATTAGTGTTTACGGTTGATGCGGCTGGCGTGTTTTGCGTGATCCTGTGAGCAGAGTTTGCAGAGTCCTCTGTTAATTTATAACCCCCAGAGGCTCCAGTGGGTAAAATTATTGAGCTTGCCACAGACGTGGCACCAAACAAAGACCACGGACTTACATTGAGTTCACCAGACCGGAACAAGCTATTAGTCCGACTCTCCTCGATCAGCAGGCCGAGAGATTCACGAATTAACGGATTGTGGTCAAAGCGCGCTGCGTCTGTAGTCGCCGTCTGCATAACGCCAGATGCGTCAAAATAGGTTCCTGAGCTGGCCCGCGTAAAGGTAATATCCGCGCCAAGCGTCTTGGTTCCTGCAATGTCCTTGTGCAGCGTTGGTGCAGGAAAATCCGAAGACGGGTCGGCCCTGCCTGCCGTCAGCGACAAGGCTATCGGTGACAGCGATATGCCGATCATTAGTACATCGCCGTGATGTTGGTTGCCGTGGTCGCCGTCGCCAAAACCTTTGTCACCTGAACCGGCAAAATCCCGACCGGGACATTAGAGAAAGTGGCATTCTTGCCGTCGCTCATCGTCACGGTCACGTTTCCAGTTGCTCCGACCCATAAAGCGCGAGTGGTGGCAATGACTGTCGTGTCGCTCGGTGTAACGGCAACGGCGCCAGTGGCGGGAATTGTGTCACTTGCTGAAAGATGCGGATTCATTACTGCTCCTTACGTGGGCGCCCGCGCTTCTTGGGCGTTGTGTCTGTTACTTCTTCGGCGGCTTCGGGTGTTTCTTCTTTCCGCATGGCATCAAAAGCGTCCTTTCTGGTCAAGAACCATCCATCCGGGCAGGCATCAAAGAATCCGGCCTCAACTATCTTTTCATCGAATACGCGGAATACTTTAAGCATTTGCTTTCGATCCTCCAGGCTGGCGCATTAAGAATTCATGCAGGTTACCGGCGAACACGGAATCAGTAGTGTAGTGATCGATTGACAAATCGGGCGGCGTCCAAATGTCGCCCCCTGCATCAATCCAGCGCCGGCAGGCTGCGTAATCCTCGCCGAACCAGACACCCTTATGCGCGCCGTGTTGGAAGAAATCAAAATGCGGCCTTGTCTCGTCGCCGTAGATCAGCTCAGGATATGAGCGCATCATCTTGCGGACGGCTTCGCGGGTGATCTTAATGAAGCCAGCCGGCGCGCAAAAGGCTTTAACGCATCCGTCTGCTCTCACGATTGGCCGGCCACTATCGTCTGACAGCAACTGGCCCATGTATTCAACTTCTGGCTTTTTGAATCGATACGTGCCAGCAACGAAGTCGCCTTCAGTTTCGACCAACTTCAGCAGGTCTTGCGGTCGCCATGAAACGTCATGATCGATAAACACGATTATGTCAGCGCCCGCGTCAAGCGCCTTGCGTAACATCGTTGCGCGTGCATTGCTGATATAAGGACAGCCGATCTCACTGACCATTGCGTGGTCGTAATCGCTCAACAGCGGCACAGACGCAGCAATGCTATCAAGCGTGGCCTGATAGGGCTTTGTCATTGTCGGAACACACAGAACTAGCTTTTTCATAGAAAAACGCCCGGATTTCGCCGGGCGTTAATCCTTACACAGTAGCCCAGATACCAAGACCGATCAGGGTCTTCTGGATTTCCTGCACAGCGGCCAGTTGCGTGGCGCCGAAAGATGCCGACGTTGCAATCGCCGAGGTCGCATGGACCGCAGACGAATAGGCACGTTGAATGACCGGAGTCACGCCATAAAGCGAAACTTTCTCAGATGCGGAGGCGCCAAGAGTGGAGCCTCCAATCATCCCGGAGCCGATTACTTCGATATCACTTGCGCGGGGAATAGCCATGATTGAATCCTTTCAAGAGTTGATTTCAGGGAGCCGAAGCCCCCTGATCTTTGCTTAGTTGAAGCCGAGGCGAACGGCCAGTTCCGGGCGAATCGCCTTGAAGCCGTACAGCACATCGATACGGGTCGGCATGTTGTCGTTGTTGATGTCGTAGGCACTGACAACGCGCATCGAGATACCGTCCATGACTTCGCGGGCGGCAAAATGCACACCCTTCGGCAACGGCAGGTCGGCAGAGGCGAATGCGAAGGCGTCCTTGTGGTAGCCGAGGCCAACGTAGTAGTCAGCCGAGGCGCCGATTGCGGTCGATTCGTCGGATTCCAGCTTCCAGATGCGCTTGCCGTCAGCAAGGCCGGTACAGTTCTGGCGAGCGCCCGAGGTAACGATGTTCGGGCTGATCGACAGGCTTCCACCACCAGCGCCGGGAGTTGCATCGGCGGTAACGGTGAATTGCATCAACTTGCCGGTCGATACCTTGGTTTCAGGATGTACAGCAAACAGCGACTCGATCATGATCACGTCGCCTTGCTTGAACGAACCAGCGCCGGTATCGATGTTGATCGCTCCAGCCGAACCGTCAGCCTCACCTGCGGCAATATCGGTCAGGTAATCGCCCGTGCCGTCATCCGTGCCAGTGGTATGCAGCGGCAGCAGCGTGTTTTGATAAACGTTGTCGAAGCCGAAGAAGTCGTTTCCGATAAGGCCCTTGCGGTACTGCTCGCCAACCTTGGTGCGATCGTTGTACAGGCCAGAGGTGCCGGACACAAGGTCCAGATTGTTCTGAGTGGTCAGCAACAGCGTGCGACCATCCTGCGGAGCAAGACTGTCGGTCAGCTTCTTTCCGGCCTCCAGAACGTCCTGGAAGGTCATCGCGGCGCCAACGTCTGACACTTCCTTGTTGACGTCCTTGTACATCGCCAAGGCCGAAGATTCAATGTAAGCGGCCAGAACCGACATCGCCGGCTCAAGGAAGCGACCGGAAAAGTCGTCAAGCTCAAGTGCCAGTTCTGCGCTGGAGAACGACATATCGACGCCGGCCTGCGTGGCGACAGTCAGGGTCACTGACGTTTCGCTGGAGCCTTGTGCGTTAAGCGTTTTTCCGGTGCGGACGGTGTATTCATTCGGCAGGCGAATTTTCAGCGAATCGCCAATCTTGCCGCCGGACTGAGCAAACGACTCGTCATAGCTGCGATTGATCGAGCCGATAAAGTTCAGTTTCTGGTGCAGAATGCGGAGGGCTTCCCGCGTTACTGCGGTGGGAGTGAGAAGTGCGTTTGCAGTGGTCATTTGATGCTCCTGAAAAGGTGATTACCGCTTTTTGAGTTGGCTATTACGCCAGCGCAGCCATTCATCTGGAGTCATCTTGTCAGGGTCTTTGGATACTTTCGTACCACCGGAGACTTTCTTCACCGGCTCTTGACCTTGGGATTCTTCCTTGGGCTTCGCTTGCGTTTTCTGCAAAAGCTGGTCATACATCATGGACTTATGCAGGGCCTTAACCAACTTGGGGTCCGTTACAGCGTCAATCTCTGCCGCAGTAAATCCGGACTTGATCCCATGCTCGCGGACCTGCTTCGCCATTTCCGACGACCAGCCTTTAATATCCCGCTCAAGAACTTTCCGGCCCTCTTCAAGAGCCTTGGCAGTGCTTCGCTGGCTCTCGATCTGTTCCTGCTGTTCCCGCTGCGTGATGCGTGCTGCTATTTGATTCCGTTGCTCTTTCAACTGGCTGGCCTGGAAGAAACGCTTTTGCGCTTCGATTGGGTCGGCATCAGACAACGCCTGCCAATCAGTCTTTTCCAGCCCTGCCAAATGGTCATCAAGTGCGGCTAAGTAGCCATACTCGCGGACGTTTTCCTTGTGTGATGCGATCCTGCGCTTTTCTTCGGCGACCTCGGCCTGCGCGGCGGCCCGTTCTGCGGCTACATCTGCCCGCGTCTTGGCGACTTCCTGCGTTTTGCGCGTGTAGTCAGACTGCCGAAGCAGTGCATCTTTGAGTTCTTTGGGCAGCTTGTAGTTTTTGCCCTCGTACTCTACCTCTTCGCCTTCGTCATCTTCGACAGGCAAAGACTCGCTAACGGGCAATTGCTCGTCGGCTTCCGGTTGTGTAACGACTTCCTCTATCGGATTGGTCGCAACTTCTTCGCTCATTTTATGCCCTCGATGGTTAGTAAGTTTCCACTATTACATAATACCGGAAACTATGTTACCAGATTGAGCCACCTTATCGGCGATGTCAAACCGCATTTGCTTCTCTGCAGCCTGCGCGTCAAGCGTGACTTTCAGTCGTGCGGTTTCGGCGTCGAATGCCTTAATCCGCAATTCCTGCTCCTTCAACTCGGCTTCCTTAACCTTGACCTGTGCAGCAATCATGTCTGCCTGATTGTCGGCCTGCATGCCTTGATGCTCTGAACGCAGCTTTTCAAACGCCTGCGCGCCTTGCTGGAGTTGTGCCTGCAATTGCTGCATTTGCGCTTGCGCTTGCTGAAGCATTGCCTGCGCTTGCGGCGTAATCTCGTTGTTTTCGTCCTGCAGGTTCGGCGGCAACATGGCCTTCATGCGCTTCGCCATGTCATCGGCGCCCGGCCAGTCGAGATTTTTTGCCAGAAGATCGCCGATGATCGGCGCGGCAGGCGGATATGCCCGGATGAACTCCACCATGCTGTTGGCCGCCTCTTCGCGCTGTGTCGTAAAGCTAGGCCCGGTTGCTACGGTCACGTCATACTTGCCGACCGTCAGGTCGTAAATCTTGGCGATTTCCTTGCCGCTCTCCATTGCTTCGGCCTGCGCTTTCTGCGGGTCTTGATTAACCTTGACCATTTCCACAGACTCATCATCGCCAATAACGCGCAACACGCGCTCGGCTGAGTAAATGTGCGGGATCAAATCAACGATGATCCTGCCGGCGTGCCTGATCGAGCGGGAAAGGTTGTCGATAAAGTGGAATGTCGATACGTCGCCTTCTCGTTGCCGCGCCAGAATCGCCCGCCCGCTGGTTTCGTTGCTGCGCGATCCTAGCGATGCGTCATGGATGCCCATGATCGCTTTCATGTCGTCGCTGGCGTTCAATGCCTCTTGCAGAGCCCCCGCGGGGACTCCGGCAAACGGCTGGCGCTGCGGCGGGGTATTTCCGTCGTACTCGATGAACGAGTGCGATTGAGTGTTTGCCGAAGCCCACTTAGCGCCGTCTGTTACAAACGCGCCCTTTGGTCCGATGAATGGGGCTTTTGGCGCCAGCGCGACAAGCTCGGTCGAAGCTGTACGCCAAAAGTTGAACATCATCTGCGGGTCTTTGGCGTACCGGACAAGGCTGATCCAATGCCTTTTGCCGTCAATGTAAATTTCCTCGCCATAGACCGGAACGATGGGGATATATCGCCCTTTCCATTCCGTCGTGCTGAGAACTTCCGATCCACTGATAACGTATTGTGTCACCTTGTTTGTGATCGTTTCGCGCTCTTTGACCACCTGGAATCCGAGCGCGTCGAATAACTCCTTGCGCTCAAGATAGTCTTTCTGCTTCCAGACCTGACCGTCATTCAGCAGAACAATCTTGCTTGGCTCTTCTGTGCGGTCCCAGTATTCCGTGACGCAAGCCATGCCGTCGTGCATCCAAGCGCCGCCGCCCATCGCGTCCCAATCTGATTGCGTGCGCTTGCCATACTTCGCTGCGTAGTCGTCCTTTGTCAGATACTTTGGAACGAAGGCGTATTTCCAGTCTGACGAATCGCCAGCCGTTGAATCCTTGTCGCCAACAATTGCCAGAGGGTCTTCGACTCGCTTGATACAAATGTCCTGTTCAAACGTGTCATCGTGCGCGTAATCAACATCAATGCGGAAATAACCGATACCGCCAGTCACCGCGAAGTCGAGCGCCGTGTCGTAAGCCATATCAGCGCCGCTCTGAACCTCGATATTCTTAATCAGCCCCTGCAGGATTTCTGCGGTTTCCGGGTCCGATCCAGAATCTACCGGATGCACCTTAATGCTCGGCTTGTTCATCCGTGAGTCATTGACGACCTGACGAATGAACGCAGGCAGGCGGTTAATGGTAAGGCATGGACGGCCCTCAAGTTCGCGTTGCTTCTTTACAGCATCCGGCCATTGTTCGCCAAGTCTGGCGAATCTCAGGTCATCAAGCGCCAGCCGGATGTTTTCGGCCTGCGCGTCTGAGCCTTCCTGGAATCGCTGCTTCGCGTCTTTAAGAATGTCGTCATCGGTTGCCATATTTACCCCATCCAGCCGCCTGCGCCCTGATAGCGCGGTCCCGATGGCGTTCTCGCCACGGATTGTTCCTCATACGCAACGCACATCAGGCCGAACGAATCGGCCCCGTGCGATGCCCAGTCATGTTCAGGACCAAGCCCGATGTTCCGCGCTGCGTCCCGCTTTTCGTGATACCAGCCCAAAGCTGCCCGGCCTGCGTCGGTCGTCGATTCGTTAAACCACATCGCCGGAAACAGCCGGCGCGCTGCTTCTATACGTGCTTTTGCTGCGCCTTTTCCTTGGTTCGCCACCACAGTCACACCGTAACCAGCTTTGGATAAAGAACTTTGATAGCTAACATCATATACCTTATCGTTGCTTGCGCCATCATGCGGCAGCCAGAATTGCGCTCGCTGCGGGGTGTAATCTTTCGATCTGCACCACTCCAGATGATAGGCAAGCGGCTGCCCGACGGCCTCGTAGTAGTCGAGAACGCGGATTTCCTTGCCGATGAACTGCGCGGCCCATATCGTGAAGGCGTCGGCCTTTGCACCTGTTCCGCCAATATCGACAAACAGGCGAATGGTCATCAGCGGGTCAGCAGCAACGCGGCCTATCCTGCCCTGATCGCGTGCTTTCTGAAGGTCGGCTGCGAAGTAGGCACCCTCCAAAACTGTGGCGTAGTCGCCTTCCCAGATATGCGCGTATTGGCCTGGGTCATTGGCTAGGCAATCAAGCCGTTCCTGCTCCAATACCGACGGGAAGTTAGGGTTATCGCGCCAATTGGCTTGGACCACGACCGCGCCGGTCGGCAGTGTTGCGCCTCTCAATAGCGCGTCGATTGGGTCTGTACGGCGTCGGGGATTCCAGCTTGCCCATATTTCCGACCCTTCCATGCGGATCGTCGGGCGTAGCAGCGACAACGAGCGGGAAGACAGCGATTGCGCCTCTTCAATCCATGCACGGCTGAAACCTTCTAACGACTTTATCGACTCCGCCGTGTGGTCCTGCATCCCTGAGAAATTTATCAGCCCATCGCCGGGAGTCTGAATGACCTCGTTGAACACCTTGAAGCCGTCAGAGTCGCCAAGCCCAAGCGCCTGCAGCTTATCTTCTAGTAACCGCTTGCTGGATTCTTTGAGCGTGCGCTGAACTTCGCGGATGCAGACCGCCCGCATTCCATCGCCGCCGTTGTCACCAGGGAATCTGAGCGCATCCTCTACCAGTAGCTCGGCGAAGAAATGAGATTTCCCGCTTCCACGTCCTCCGTGCGCGCCTTTATATCGTGCCGGCGCTAACAGCGGAGCGAATACTCGCGGGGTCGGTATCTCTATGTTGCGGCCCATTACCGCTAGATGATCCTGCGCGTAACGCTCGAAACAGCAATAGAGCCTTGCAGTTCCACGACCTGCTTATCGAGTCCGCAAAGCTTGGCCTTGCCCATTGTCGCGCCTACTGCTGCTGATGTCTGCGGGGTCTCTGCGGCCAATGCGATCTGGCGGGCCTCTTCCAGCTCGGCAATGAGCGAATCAACCGTCACCATGTTGCGTTTTGCAGACACTTGTTGTAATTCTGCAACCCTTTGGGCAATCTTAGGGTTTGCCAACGATTTGCATCCTTCAACATTGACGCTTTCCGGCTTCCAGTTCAGTGATTTTGGATAAGCCCGACGATAGGCTTCGCTGGCGTTGCCTGTTTCGACATACGCCATCGCAAAGTTCTCTTGTGCCTGAGTGAGTGCCATATGCGCTCTATGTTATCATGGCTTCGCCGTGTCCCTCCAACACGGCCCCGGCGTTCCCCTCCCTTCCGCCGGGTTCTTTGCCCCCGCTGTGATCATACCGGCGGGGGCGTTTTTTTATCTGCGGCAACATCGCGCAGCCCGTTGATTACTCCATCGTATCGCGGGATAACGCCTTTATCTGCCCAGTATTCGAGCAAGTACGCGGCGGTAAGCTCTAACCTAGCGTCTGTTGGCTCTAATTTGCGATCTACATCTAACCCACGTGCGCGTATAGCCGCTGCAGCCTCATGTAACAAACTGTCTCCAATTTGGCTGTTTAGGTCGTCTATAACCTTGGCGCACTCTTCACGCTCGGTCGCAATGCAAAGCTGATTCACTTCGCCGCCTCCGTCAATCGCCACACCTTTCCGCTACCCACTGGCCGACCGACATACTCCACAAGCCCCGCCTTGCGCCATGACGCCACGCGCTGATGTGCGCTTATACGCTGGATGCCTAGCTGGTCCTGTATGCCCTTGGTGGTCATTTCTGTGCGGCCTGCGAAACATTCCAGCATTGACGCGATCATCTGCGCCCTGCCTCGTTCCCTCATCAGGTCGTAATACTCATCCCGTGTTGGCTTGGCGACCTTTTTCGTTTTCTTAGGTTTGGCTGGCTTTGGCGTTGCGCTCTTTGGACTTCCTCGTCCTTTCTTGTCAGCTGTGCGTGCGTAGTTTTTTTCCTCCACGCTTGCCGTCGTGACGGGCGCCAGTACCGGGACAATCCTAAGACGCGGCGGTCCTGAGTAGGCCAGCATCGTCAGATTGTGCCGTGGCAAAAGGCACGGTGCGCGATTGGGTATCATTTTTCCTCCATTATTTTGTCAAGTTGAGCGCGCAGCCATTTGCTGGCGCCAAGATCCGCGAATAGCGACCGCTGCTCTACTGTCAGCAATACGGACACTTGCTTCGGGTCCGTTCCTACGGGCTTCCGGCCAGCACCCTTGCGGGCGCCGCCTCGTTTTGTTTTGGTCATTTTCCGATCTTTGCCATATAAGCGGCGGTTGATTTTTCCGCAGCCTTGACGGTTGCAAAGTGGCGGCCCTTGTAGCCGTGAATCACGTTCTCATAGCCATCCCGATCAACGCGAACGATCAAAGCGTAGAAGCTACCGTCTGCCGACTTGGTAATGCGCGACTGGTAGTTGCTCATTTTATTTCCCCTTCACTCCGGGCTTGCGATGCGCTACCCATGAATTGAATTCTACACGGTCAATCTAATAGCGCAAGTTATTTTTCAATTATTTTTCAGCGCGGCCAAAGCATCAATTCGCAGCTTGTGCGCTGCTGGCTGGCCCCGGTGTTTTTCCACGAGCGCAAGAAACGCCTTTACAGCCTCGCCGCCCTGCTCCCGGTACATTTTCACCACTCCCCTGATTTCGCATTCGTGGCGATATTCCTCTGTTGCTGCGGCGGCCATTCTCTCGGCTGTCTCGCGTGCGATCTTGCCGTCAATTTCGATAATGGCTGCTCGCTCTTGCCGAAATTCTGCGGCTGACTCGTCGAGTCCAGAGAATAGGTCAGAATTGGCTTGCTGCATAAGTCCTCGCGTTTAACAGGTCTCGAGGGTTTCCTTGGCCGTCCATCAGTTGCTGGCTGGCATGGTCAAACCACAATTGCAGGCTTCCCTCCCATTCGCCGTTCCGCTGTTTCTGGCATAGCAGCAATGCGTCGTGGTCATTGTGCGCTGGCTGTCCGGCTTCGACCGCGACCTCCTTTTTCCGGTTGCGCCAGACGATCAGCACATTGTCTGCCTGATCGCTGATCGATGCCCCGCCTCTGATGTCGTGTTTTCCAGGCGGTTCCATTTCATCTCGAGCTTTCCGCGAGTGGGCTACCAGATGCACGTGGATCCCGGTATCACGGGCGACGGTGCAGAGCATATCGACGAACCGTTTTTGCCCGTTGTAGTCATCCTCGCCAATTCCGCATTTCATCAGGCTATCCACGACAAAATGCCGGCATTTTTTTACCTCTGCAGCGTACCGGATCACGGCAACCAGTTTTTGATACTCAAGCATTCCCTGGTGGTCGTACAGGTACAGCCCGGAGTCGATAGCCTCACAGAATCCGCGCAGGAAGTCCGCATCTGGCTGGCTGGTAGTCGCCGCCTGCCTTGCCATCCGTGCCAGCGTCGTCACCGGACGCATTTCCATCGAAGCGATGCAGGTCGATTCGCCTTGCATGGCAAAGCCGATAACCGCCTGCCCGAGCAATAGCGATTTGCCGTGTCCCGAGAATCCGGCCCAGATGGTCACCTCATGCGGGCGGAACCGCAGCTTGGTCCGCAGCATTGGGTAAAGCAGAGCGGCCCCTAACAGCGGCTTTTCGTCCCAGAAATGCCCGACCAGATCGTCGGAATAATGGCTTGCCGACTTTACCTTGTGGTCGTGGTCGGTCTGGTCCATGTAGTGTTCAAAATCAATGTCGTCGTCTTGTATCATCATGCTCATAGCCAGCGCTCCCCTTTTTCGCGGTCCCAGACTAGGCCATCGTCAGCAGACAGAGAAATCAAAATAACTGATGATGCGACCGAACGAAGTAATTCGTTGATTTTCGCAACCTCGGCAGTGAATCGGTTTGCAACCAGAATAACGTCAAGCCGGATCAGCACTCGCAAATCGTCTTTGGCGGTTATGCGCCCTTCCGGCATCCCGATTGCGTCAGCATGGCGGCCCCATCTTGACGGCTCCCTGTCTGCCCACAGGATCACGTTGCGCCCAGGCAGCTTGCCGGCTTTACGCATGGCTAGCAGCGGTTCCAGTCCTTTGATGGTCATCCTGCCACCACCCAGCGGTCACCGATGAACTTTTCGCGTCCGCCGTGAATCGGATGATTTCGCATGTCGCCGATCTTTGGTGGAGTCCATCCGGCAGAAACAGCAGTTGATGAACCGGCAACCTCGTCTTCCCATCGCCGGTTTTTAATCCATCGCTCAGGGTCGAGAATAAATTTCCCGCCGTCCTTCGTCCATCCGTCTGACCGCTTCTGTATTTCAAGAGCTGCCATCAAAGACGGCAATTGATCGGCGGTTATTTTTGCGGCAGCAAAGTTTTTGATTGTCGCTGCTTTTCCGACCTTCTTCGGGTAGGCTGCCCAGAACTCAGCGAAGCCGACAGGATTCGATGAAGAAGGTTTACTTATTTGGTTATTGGTTATTGGTTCTTGGTTAGCATCGTTTTTTGGTTCGTTCGCATTGCGTTCGCATTGCGTTCGCATTGCGTTCGCATCTTTTCTGCCTGTTTTTTGATCACCAGAAGCGTCAATTTCATGCGTTCGCATGCGTTCGCATGCGTTCGCATCTTCTGATCCATCGGCATGCGTTCGCATTGCGTTCGCAATCTTCCACCTTGCGTTCGCACTGTTCCTAGCATTTTCGCTTTTCCCCTGATACTTAAAAAGTTCCTCGTCGCACCGCTTATGCGTTCGCATTCCGTTCGCAATGCAAAAGTAATGAGTCAGTATCAATCGAACGTCTTTTTCGTCTGCCCCTATCTGAAAAGCAAGCAATTCAGGATCATCTATAAGCGGTTTTTCAGTGTCGTAATAAATCCAAAGAAGCCGCAAATAAGCCATGCACTGATCGTTATTTAATCGTGCTGTGTCCCGTATGAAATCGCCTATATGGTGTTGGTAGTAGTGCATTTTTTTTGCCCAAAAAAAGGCATCACCTGATCTCTCCCCGTTTCCGGGGTTGGTCGAACGGGGGAACACCCGCCAGAGATCATGTGATGCCTTGTTCCAATTCGGCGACCAAGCCGATGAAGAATCATTTTACACTATGAGAATGCCGCCAGCAAACGCACTTACCATCGCGGTATTGTGTCCCGTGGAATTTGCAGCGCCGCCCGGATGCTGTAATCGACTCGCAGCGGGCGCTCGGCTTTGCTGTTTTGTTCTTGGTGAATACGGCCATTTTTCATACCACCTGAATATGGGTTTCGTATCGCAATACCTTCTCAATCGTGCGTACATGAACGCCAAAAATATCAGCAAGCATTGCGTTGCTGTACCTGTCATTAATCATTGCACGCAGACGTTCCCTCTTGATTTGCATCGCCCTGATTCGTCGGACATCTTCTTGGCTCAACTTCGTTTGCGGTAGCTGCGATCCCCTCATTGCTGTCTGTTTGGCGTTCATCAAATAAGTCGCCCTGTCCGTCACTCCATCCCGACGAAATCCTTTTACATGATCTGCGTATAGTGTTTTTGCCATGTTCAATCCCCATCAATTTTGCACAATCAGGCCCATAACCTAGCGCGATGCTTTGCGCGTCGGTTAAATGTCTCTGACAATATTTACAACGGATCACTTGCGCCGCTTGAAAACATACATCGCCAGCGTGACGCCACATGCACCGCCCGCGCCGACGTATGGAGTGGCTTCCCACCCCTTCGCAACCACGAACAGGACAGAAGCCACCTCTGCTCCGGCAATGGCGAATGGAGTGATCGCCGCTGCTACGTATCGTCCATGCACGACATTTAGCTGCTGCAGCCCCCTCAGAAAGACGAGGGAGAAGCTGGCGAGAAAGACGGCAGTCATGCCGCGAACAGATCGCCAGATGCGACCTTCGCCTCTTTGAGATTGCGGATCGCCATGTCGTAATAGACTGGCTTCAGTTCGCTACCGATGAACCTGCGCCCAGTCTGCACGGCCACGTAGCCTTCAGATCCGATGCCGGTGAATGGCGAGAAAACCAGATCATCCGGCGCGCTCCACAAATCCATAGCGCGTTCGATCACGTCCAGTTGCAACGGACACATATGCTTGACGTCATCTTCGTCTCGGACCGCGCGATAGTTCAGTGTCCGCGACTGGTTGATGTCAAACCACACCGGAGAAGCGTAACGCTGCCACATATCGACTGGAAACTCATCAGAAGTATGGCTTATCGGCTTCGGGTTATCGCCCGGCTTGCGCATCACGACAAGGTAATCCGGCAATCCCTGTCGGCTCATGCTGGAGTCTTTCTTGATGGTCTTGTGCAGCAATCCGAGCGCCTTGGTGCGCTGCATAGCCGTAACAGGGTCTTTCCAGATACAAACCTCTGAATGGTAAATCCATCCTTTCGACTGAAACAGCCGGATCAGATCGCCGCGGAAGTCGCGCAAGCCAATAAAGCCGTCATTGACCTTCGACGTCGTGAGGTTCATACAATGCACTGCCATAAGCCGGCCGGGTTTGGTGATGCGGAACATTTCATCAACCAGATAGCTGAAATGCTGGAAAAACTCGCCTTCGCTGCGACTGTTCCCCATGTCTCTGTCGCTGTTTGAATAGGTGAAAAGAGAAGCGAACGGCGGCGAATAGATCGTGAAATCGATAGACTCAGACTCAATCTCGCGTGCCAGATCAATGCAGTCTGCATTGTGAATCGTGAATCCGTCGCCTTCGTACTTCTGTCGGATGTATTCGACCTTCTCGTTCTCGGCGCCGAAGATTTCAGCCTTCATGCTGTCGCTCATATGTTCTACCATTTCTTTCCCCATGATTTCATTTTGCAGTTCTTTGCGTTTGATGTTCTCGACCACGGCGCCTTCTGACTCGGCCGATATCACATGGACATTTACCTCTTTTGTCTGGCCAAATCGGTAGAATCTCCGAATGGCTTGGTAATACTGCTCCCATGAGTCTGACAGCCCGACAAATGCCGTGTTATGGCAGTTCTGGAAGTTCATTCCAGCCCCAAGGATTTTCGGCTTGCTGACCAGAACGCGGATTGATCCATCCAAGAATCCGTGAATCGCCTGTTCCTTGTGATCAATCGAATCCGATCCAGACACATCCACCGCGCCAGGGATCGACTTGACCAGCATCGCCGCCTCGTCGTTCAAGTGGCACCAGATGAAAAACTGTTCATCGGTCGCATTGACCACATCGGCGCACTTCGCTACACGATGTTCAATCGAATCGCGCCGCGCTTGGTTGCGCTCCATGAGCCCGGTCGCAATATCGGCAAAGAGCCCGGTTGTTCGATCCGACTCGACGACGTGAGGGATCATGTTCAGCGCCGGCAGCACGTAACGGCTACCGTCAAATCCCAAGTCGGCCGGCGAACGGATCACCACCGACCACGACGACAGCCACTTCCAGAACTTCTTGCGTCCGTGTCCCTTTAGAATCCATGTCCCGGTATCGCCAGCGTCGTTGATAAAGTACGTGGCGAGCATTTCCTGCATCGTCATCAGCCCTAGGAACTCTGCCTGGTTGCCCAACTCCATGAAGTCGTTAGGACTAGGAGTAGCAGTACAGGACAGCTTATAAGGCACGGACTGACACGCCTCGATAAGCCGATTGCGAGTCTTTCCGTCCCGGTTCTTGATGATAGATGATTCATCCAACACGACGCCATGAAACGCGCTCATGTCAAAGTTATCCATCATCTCGTAGTTGGTGATGTTGATGCCCGGTTTTGCGTCTGACGTCTCTCGGC